AGATGCGGGAGTCGGGCGGGCAAGTCGCCCAACTCATGCAGTACAAAGCACTCCTGAACTTCGGCGAGGGTGCCGAGTTCCACGTTGAAGACAACGACGAAACGGAGCAACTGGTTGACGGCGACCCCATGACGTTAGAAGAGTGGCTTGAGACGGAGGCGTTCCCGCATATTGACCTCTTGACGCTGGACCTCGGCGAAGACGCGCTGTGGTATCCTGCCGCCGTGGGTGAGATACGCGAGAATCAAGTCGGGGGCTTTAGCGAGTTCCTCCCTGCCGAACCGTGGACACTCCTGCCGGAGACAAACAAGCATGGCGAGATTACGGCGTGGCACCAAGAGACGCAACAGCAAGGTGGGCGCGTGACGCAAGTCCTGCCGCCCGAGGAGATTGTGAATATCATTCTCAATCGCCAAAGCGCTCGCGACAAGACCGGGATTAGCGAAGTCCTGCGAAACAAGGACGAAATTCAGGCGTTTAAAGAGAACGAACAGGCGATTAATCAGGCGATTGAACTGCATGGCTTCCCGCAGCGGCACGTCAAAGTCGGGAAGGAAGGCGGTGCGCCCCTGCGGGATAACGACCTTCGGCGTGTCCGGTCAATCTTCGACCCCAGAACGACGGACGCCAACACGGCCTACTTCACCGGGCAGGACGTGGACGTGGACACGCTTGAAGCACAGAACTTCGATTATACGGCGGTTCACGAGATGGATATGCGGAATCTCACCACCGCGTTAGGCCTGCCGCTTGAGGCGGGGAACGTCGGAAGTGACGGCCTCGGGAGTGGCAAGCCTGCCGAACTTCGCTTCTCGATGCTCAAGTTGGCGATTAAGGCGAACCAGCGGTCCTTTAGCCAGCAGTTCGTCAAAAAGGTCGTGACGCCGGTCGTGCGGGACTACTCGCCGTTTGACCACTCGGCCACAGTCCGCATGGAGATTGACGACCCGCTTGAAGATATTGGCGAGGTGGCGGACCTCATCAACTCCGTGGGCGACTATATGACAAACGCCGAAGCGCGGCGCAAGCTTGACCTGCCCGAACCGGAGGACGAAGAGGTTGCGGAGTCCTACCGCTCGCCGGCAGATATAGAGGCACCCGAGGATAGTGGCGGGCCATTTGACGGCGAGGGTGGCGGCCTGTTTAGCGACCGCGACCTGCAAGACATAGAGGACATAGACACGGGCGACTATCCTGACGCCGCCGTCGAGAACGCCCAAATGGCGCTGGACGCCCGCGAGGAGACGGGCAACCCGAACGACTGCGGAACACGCGTCGGATGGGAGCGTGCGAACCAACTTGTGAACGGTGAAGACTTGAGCGAGGATACGATTGAGCGTATGGCGTCGTTCGCGCGCCACGAGGATAACAAGGAACAGGGCGAGGAGGGCCGCGCGGATTGCGGGTGGATGATGTGGAAGGCGTGGGGCGGCGACGAGGGGATCGCGTGGGCCGAAAACAAGTCTGACGCAATTGACCAAGCGCGCGAGAACAGCGCAGGTGAAACGGGTTTTAGAACCTGCGGAACGGGCGTTACCGACGACGACATAGCCAACGCGCCTGAGTGGGACCGCCCGCTGTTGGAGATGTATCAGGGCGTCACGAACCCCGAGAGCGACCCGTCTCGGACGCTTGTCTCCTACGCCGAGAGTGACACGCCCGAGTTCGTCCTTGAACGAATCCGCGAGGCAATCATGGACGGCGCGATTTTCAGCGAGTTTGAAGAAATCCCGGGGGACAGACTCATGGACTTGCGGCAGACGCTTGCCGACTCGCTCACGGAACCGGAGGGGTTCACCCTTGACAGTATCACAGAGTCGCTCATGGACTTTGAGAGTGACCTCTCCCGCGACGAAGCCGAGCGAATTGCGCGAACGGAGTCCAGCGCCGTGTTGAATCGGAGCAGGGAACTCGGCTACGAGGAACGTGGTGAGGCTGACGCCAAGTTCTACTGGTCGGGCGCAACCCCGGGCGACGACCGCCAGACAGAGGCGTGTGAGTGGCTGATTGAACAGACGAACCCCAATTACGGCGGCGACCCCGTGCTGATGGACGAACTCCGCGACATGGTGGCCGAAGCACCGGAGCACGACGACGATATGCCGGACAACATGGCGCGACCTGATTCTTGGACAGTCCACATTAACGAACGCTCAACCTTCGTAAAAGCGCCGGGAACATAACCAAACGCCTTTTCTATTCGCCTGCGTAGGCGTGGGTATGAGCGACTTACAGGCAGAACTTGAGCAGATTGACGGCGTGGGCGAGAAGACAGCCGAGAAAATCATGGCTGTCGTTGCGGAGCATGGCACGCCTGACGACCCGCTGTTAGCAAAGGCACAAGCCGCCGCTGAAGACGGCGACACGCACAAAGCGATAGCATACCTCAAGCGACTGTAGCCACACACTAACATGGAGTGCGGGCGATGTGTAAGGTGTGACCGATACCTCCGACCTTTCTGAGAGACAGCGCGAAGTAATCCATCACCTACCGGCGAACAAACATCATTTAGCCGAGCGATTGAATGTCAAACCAACGACGGCCAAGAGTCACATTGAAGCACTCCGCAACAACGGCGTTGATGTGCAATGGGATCAAGAAAACAGAGTCTATGCACTCGCCGACGAACAGAAAGTCCGGCGTGTCTCAACCAAGCACACCGGGAGTAAGACACGCGAGGCCAACAATTTCATCACCGAGGTAGAGCGCACAATCCTGCGGCGATTGCAAGGCACAGAGGAGCTTATCCAACCGCAAGCCCCGGAGCCGGGCAATGAGGATATTGTGCTGCATATCACGGACCTTCATATCGGGGACGTGGTAGAAGACGAACACGGCACCGAGATATTCAACACCGAGATAGCCCAAGCCGTCATGGACCACATCACCTCAAAGGTGTTAGACCTCCGGGCGACGATGGGGTCGGTTGCGGACTTTGACACGCTCCACGTGCTCTATGGCGGCGATATGGTGACGAACGAAAACATCTACGACGGGCAGGCGTTTGACATTGAGAGTATGCTGGCGGACCAAATGACTGCCGCCGTAAACTCCATGGCCAAGCAAATCAAGAGCCTTGCCCCGGCGTTCGATAGCGTGAACGTGGTGGCTATCCCCGGTAATCACGGTAAGACACGCGCGAGCGGCGTTTCAAAGCAGGCGAATATGGACCTTGTGGCCTATCGGTGGCTTGACGACCGCTTACGTGAAACAGACATTAAAAACGTAGATATGAACGTTGGCGATGCGACATGGCACAAGACGTTTGGCCTGCGTGGTGGGAAGTGGTCGGGGTTTTTGGTGCATGGGCAGGACCAACAGAAACACGTTGACGCCACCGCCGCGAGTTCTCGGGATTGGCGTGGGCACCTAAACAAGTTTGACTTTGACGTGGCGCTGAGGGGGCATTATCATGAGGCACGGATGGAAACAATACAGAATGGTCCAATGGTTGTTGAATCCCCAAGCCCCAAACCCGGCGGCGAGTTTGCAAGTAAAATCGGCCAAGGCCCGGTAGATACGGATAACAAACGACTTGCAACAGTATTTGGGTCAAGCGATAAACGCCCCATGACGTGGAGCTTCTTTATTGACGATGCGGGCATGACTCTCTGAGTTGTGGTGGTCAGACATCCCCCGGTATTCGTTAGTCCACTCGCCCAAGCCAATCTTCGTCATCGGGCGCGCGCCAGACAGCTATTCCTGTCCATGTGAGCAAGGAGAGACACGACGCGGTGAATGTCAACCACAACCCGAGTGACGCAAACGCCGCGATTGATGGGGGATAAAATAGCACGTTGACAAGCGACGAGCGTCGGGTCCATACTGTATCGCTGTCGGCTAACGCCACCATCTTTGTGAGCAACCCAACCGCCGACCCGAGGGCAATTGCGGCGTCTTGCCAAAGTGGGAGTGCGCCGTTCATACAACAAGGTTTACTCGCCAACCGCTTAGTTACCCGTTGTTGGGGCGACGGCGGCGCACGCGCCAATAGTTGAGGCAATCACTAAAGGGGAGAGTCCCGTAGTGGCGCGTATGCCAATGGGAGAGTACGAGGATTTTGATGCGTGTGTTCGTGATAATTCCGACAAGCGCGACCCCGGTGCTTACTGCGCGGCGATTAAGCGACAAATTGAGGGGGCGGCAGCACTCTCGGAGAGCGAGCAAGAGGCAATTCGCGCCAGCGACGACTTTGGCGATAAACTGCTGGAGGAAGACCCGTGTTGGGAGGATTACGTCATGGTTGGGACAAAGACCGTTAACGGGCAAGAGGTGCCGAACTGCGTGCCCGAGGATGAGGCCGACGCGGCGGACATGGCGCAACTCGCCGCCGCCGACGACCGATGCGGCGAGGGGGCAGTCCAAATCGGCGACCGATGCGTACAGGTTGAGCGTGTTGACGCGCCAGCGTCACTGTTGTCACAACCTCGCATCATGGCGAGTTCGTCGCCACTTGACACGCAACCGATTGAGCGTGAAGAGCTGGGTGGCGGCAAGGTTGCCTACCGTGGCCTGAAACTCATCGACTCGGGCGTGTGGACCGACAGTAATAGCGAGACGCCGACGCTCTACGATAGTCGGACCTTTGAGAACGTTGAACCCAAGCATGAGGGACGTGACGGCCCGCCGGTCAACATTGCACACGACATTCACAAGGATGGGCCGAACGCGGGCGAACCCCACGAGGCGAGTATCGGCGGCTATATTGACCCCAAGTCACTTGACACCGACGGCGAAGCGCTCTTCGGTGACGTGATTCTTGACACTGACGACGCCGCCGGAGCCTTTGCCGATGAAAACCTCAAAAGCGCGCTTGAGAACGACGGCACCGCCGGCTTTAGCCCGAGTGTCGAACTCATGCCGACAGAACTCCGTGATGCTGACCACCCACGCGCCGAGGAATACGTCGCCGGGGCGGAACTCACGGGGTTGGGGTTAGTCAGAGACCCCGCCAGCAAGAGCGTTGACCTTGCCCATGAAACGCAGAACCGCGCCGTGGCAATGGCCGCAAGTGACAAAGACGCTAAGGCGCTCTACCTGCAAGACGATAGTATGAGTTCCGACAAGACGCTAATGCACGCCGACGAGATTCGAGAGACGCTGGATATGTTCGGCTTTGACGGCCTTGATGAAATGACCGACGACGAGGTTATGGACATGGCCGAAGACCTGCATGAAGACCTTATGGCCGACCTTGACGGTGGCGAGGGTGACGAGGAAGAAGGCCAAGAGATGGGCGACTACGAGGACAAGGAAGAGGAAGAAGAAGCAGAGGAAATGGCCGAGGGAGACGACGAAATCAACGCCATGCAGGACCAACTCGCCAACATGGCCGAGCGGCTTGAACAGCTTGAGGACGCCATGTCGGACACCCTGAGCGAAGGCGACGTGGAAGAGACGCGCGAGGAACTGAGTGCGGCGAAAGACGAGATCGAAACGCTCCGTGACGACAAGAAAGAACTGAGCGAGCGCGTGGAGACGCTGGAGGATATTCCCGAGCAGTCAAAGACGCTTGCGGAGGGGAGTGTTGACGACGATATTGACTGGTCGGACGCTGAAACCGGGTATGAGTATGACTCCGCCACCGGTTCGCTGAGCAAATAACCCTCGTCGGTAGCCACTTACTTTTTACGTAGCATCGCATAGCCGTGAGTAGAATGGCTACAGAAACTCAAGGTGAGCACTCCTTTGACGTGGAGGTGCTCGTAAGTGGAGAGGAAATCCGTGGATATACTGCGGGTGAAGCACTCTCGGCCGGTGAACCGGTTGGAATCAGTGGCGACATGGAGGTTAGCGCCTCTTCCGCTGGCGAAGGTGACTTTATCGGCGTGGCGGCGTATGACGTGGCCTCTGGCGAGGAGTGTCCTGTGCTTGGTGACGACTCTGAGGTGCGCATTGAGGTGAGCGAAGTCGTTACCGCAGGCGAGGAACTGCTTCCCGATGGACTCGGCACGTTTGAGTCCGTGGCAACGTCCGCCGGCTCAAGCGG